TTGTTGACTGTGAGAAGTGGGATCTCGAAAGGCCCAGCATGGGGGTACCTGATGAGAGCAACGGTTTCACCATTGTTGTAGCCTGGTGCATAGATCTCATTCGGCTTAAGCGTGTTCACCGGGAGGATCACATGCCAAGACGAACGCTCGAGTTGAGCAGACTTCAGATCTACAGCGGCCTTATCAACAGTCTCAGCGTACTCTTCGAGAAGCTTCTTCTTAAGAGTCGGGTTGGTGAGAGCCATGATCTCGTCATACTCAGCCTTCTTACGATCGAAGGTGATGTCGAGTTGCTCTTTGATCAACTTAGGGTTCTGCTTAGACAGCATCTGAGACGAGATAGTCTTAGACCACTTAGCCCAATCACCTTCGTCGTTGACCAGGTTCATTACAGAAGTAGGCTTCCAGTCAGGTCCCAGTCGATCTGGGATGTTCCTAACAACCGAACCGAACGGCAGTTCTGGGTCGGCCTCCAACTTCTTCATGACCTTTAGCTTATCACCATCCTCAGGGCGGTCCTTGTTCGTGTAGAACAACAGATCCACACCCGGTGGCATGTCATCTTTGTAGACGGCCATACCTTTGAGGTAGTGACCCTTACCTACCTGAATGCGAACCTGAGCGTAGTTCTTCGGGCCCAGAGACAGATCAGGTACACCAGGGCGAACATAGATCGCGCCATCAGCCTGCAGTCCACCATCTGGACCATAGACCACATCAACACGGTTCGGGTTCACCGGAATAGCGTACTTCCAGGTATCAACCCAGGTTTCACCACTATCGTTGGTGACCATGCTCAACTGACGGACCTTGTCCTGGTTAGACCAGACTTCAGACCGAGTTGTGCCAGGAGGGCAGAGTGCCCGCCGTTTGGTGTTGTTCTGTGAGCCGACCTGAGGCGAGTTGTATGGAACAACCACGCCCTTACCGTCGATCTCCATGATCGCCAAAGCAGCATTCAGGTTCTCACGGGAAACACCAAGGTGTGTTGCGACACCTTCACCCATGTCAATGAACCCACCTTTAGCAACCTCAGCAGTAAGCATCTCTGAGAGACCAAGGAGTTTGTTCTTCCGATCAAGAGCACCATCAGCCAACAGAGCTCGAACAGTAGATTCCCCAGCAAGACCCATGCGCTCAGCAATAGCTTTGTTAGAGTACTGCTTTGCCTTAAGCTTCTCAGCCATGCGAACTTGTTCGATCTTGTGTTCTGCGAGAGCAATAGTATTACGAGCCCGGAGTTCGGTGCTCGACATACCCAGCCATTCGGTGATCTTACCGTCAGGCCATTTGGCCCGCAGTTCCTTGAGTGCTTGGATGAACCCACCAGCAGTGAGCTCGGTCTGACTCGAGGGATCTCCACCACTTCCCCAAGGGTAGCGGCCTGAGCGACGGATGATTCCGTAGTGCACCAGATCTGTTTCTTGAATCGTTAGTGCCAACGCTCTACCTCCTTCAGGGCTTGAATCTGCTTGTCGTGTTTGACAATGGTATCCATGATCGATTGGATACGCTCAGGTGGTGGTTCAAAGATTGTCGCTTCAGTACCTTGGTAGATACGAGTTTCAATCTGAATGTCAAACGGGCTATGACCATACTCCAGGCAGAACAGAGCAGCGTAAACCTCCAGCTGGGTAGGCTTCGATGGTGTAACGCCTGATTTGTAGTCATGAATCCGTAGAAAGAAATCCCAGAACGACAGCGTGTCGGCGTGCCCAAAAGCGTTAGGCGAATAGAGCAGGGGGACTTCGCATGTCATTCGATATGCCATAGCATCAGCCACGTAAGCAGCTAGCGCACCATGACGCTCATCGATGTGAATACCTAGTTCAATAGCATCCTGTGCGAACTTATGTAGCTTAGTCCCACGAACGGATGCGCTGAACGAGTAATAACGTGCTTCCACTTTTTGTGGATCGTAGTTCAGCCAATGGGGGCTGCTTGGGCTCAAGAAGGCGTGTTTATCCTTGATATCCGAATGCGAGTTGAAGTCCACGTAGTACCTCTTCTTCGTTTTCAGGGAAGATGAACCGAGCAAAGCTCATGTTGTTGTAGTAAGTAACCCAGTATTCTTGGTTCGGTTCAGGTGGCGAAGTAGCTGAAGCTTTGAATTCCAACATAGCCCAATAGGGCCCATACAGAAGTAACCAATCAGGAATTCCTTGGTGATCGTCTTGTTTGTAGCACTCAACACCAGGAAACATAGCTCGAATACGATCAAGCGCTTGTTTCTGATACTCAGACTCAAGTTTACCCATTACGAGCAGCTCGAGCCATCTCAAGAATCTCTTTACAAGTAGGACAGACATCGAAAAGCTCCGGAGCCCGTGTAGGAACCCACACCTTACCGCAGAGGGCTCTAACCTCAGATCCGGTGATGTAGGCTTCAGTAACTGCGCTAGCAGGAACAACGACGTGAGCAAACTTTTCGTGATCACCCTCGTTAAGTAAGGTTTCATTGTTGGTTGTGACGTCATTTTCAACAACGCTCATCGAGAATCCTCCAAAATCCAAAAAGGAGAGTCGGTGTAGGACATCTCCTCATTAGAATGGGTGTAGGGCGTGCGTACCCATACTCACTTGGTAAATTAGGTGATAACTCTAAAAACTGAGTTACCTGGGTAGGTGGTTTGACCAGTGTACGTAGAACGCCATATGTCCTGGTAGAGCAACCCAAGTAGCTGTCCTGCCTGGATGATGTTCGTGTATACAACATCGTTCGTGACATCGTGAACTTGTAGGGAGAAGAAATGTATAGGTTGACCTTCCTTCATTTGCCTTGTATACTTCCAAGCGAACGATATAGGGCGCCAAACTAGGTTAACAGCCCTCAGATCTGCCTGATTTCCATTGAGAACCACCACAGACGTGCTGAGCGGGTTTGGGGGTGCGACGAAGGCCTTAGCTACTAGAAAGGCCACAGAGAGCGTCCTACGGCCTTCTAGGCCCACTAGAGAGACTTTTGCGTTGCCTTGTAGGGTGTAACTGATACGCATTAGGCGATCTGTGTCAATATTAAGCACTTGGCCATGGTTATTCACCGCATACGACGGAAAGTCTGGGATCTGCTGCCAGATAACATCTTGCATAAACTACCTCCGTGGTGTCAAATGTCAAATCCATTTCTGGTTTTAAAAAGTCCTGTACGTTTTTACACCCATACTCTATCACCCCCTTACGCAGGCGCGAGGAGAGTATGGGGTATGGTAGGAAATGCCCAGGACTTTTTATATCGAAAATTCTTCAAATTTGACACCGGACCGAAATCCTCCAGTTTTGCCCTGTTTTGTGTCATTTCGTACCGTTTTCGTCCATAACGCCCGACATTTCGGGCAGTTTCTCTCAGTTTTCACTCCTACTCGAGTGTCAAATCTGAAAGACCTGGATCGTCAATCCAGCTGTACCCATCCCATTCGACACCCTCTTCGAACGCAAACTCATGCTCGTTGAAGTCCCTCTTCTGCTCTAAGGCCTCTTTTATCTTCATGTCGATTTTCGTTTTTGACACCAACATGTAGTAATAGAGGTCTTTGTAGGGCCCATCGAGACGGTCGATCCTACCCTGAGATTGATGGAAATTCTTCCAGGAGTACGTAAGGCTGTAGTAGACAATGGCATCCACTGTGGTGCAGTTCCACGCTTCAGCCCCTGCGACGTACTGGACGAGATATACGACTGGTCCATCAAGCGGCAGCGCATCTTTCTGGTGCCCGTTATACTCGAGGACCGGTACATCGTGACGTCCGATCTTCACCTTCAGGTGACGCAGAAGCATGAGCTCATCATCGAAGTTGTAGAACACGATAACCCGCTTATGCTTCAATACCACCTTCCTCAGGAACTGCAGCCTCGAGGGGTTCAGGTTCGCAACCTTACGCATCGTCCGGAACAACTCAGCGGGATCACGGATCGGCTGGTCTGTAAGGGGGCTCCACCGCTTCTTCCAGACGAGGTCCATCATCTCCTGGTCATGTTCGACCTCCACCCATTGAGGGTGACGAGTTGCCGTGCTCTCGTAAGGCATTTCCACGAGGATGTGGTTACGCAGCAGCTGGAGTTTCGTCTCGTTGATGTACCGATCGACAACCGGGAACTTCAGAT